TAGCTGTTCCAAACCATGCTCCTACTGATAGTTCAAATAAAATCTCCATTATTTACTCCTTTCATAAAATAGTTTAAATGGATTGTTTATTGGTCTACTTACAAATGGTTTTCTGTTTTTAATCCTTTCTTTTCTTTGTCTTTCTTGTTGTATTTCCATTCGTAATGCTTCACTTACTTTTTTGATTTCCTTCTTGTATTCTTCTACTGTTGAAGGATAAACACCACGAGGTCGCATACCATATAGATCTTTGTATAAATCACTATAAGTTCCACCAAGATCACATAGTTCCTCGTGCTGTTGTTTAGTTAGTACAGTATATTCCATTTTACTTCCTTTCTTTGAAAGCTCATTCGGTTCTTTCTTTGGCGAACGGAGTGAGCCAGTTTTTTTTGGGAAACCCCACCATACTTAATTCAAGGGATATCTGGGCTGATTAAACCCAGATATCTAAGTAAACTTTGATAGCTAGAAACTATTTAATAACAGGATCTAACTTGTAGCCATTTTGTTGTAACCACTGAAGTGCCAACTGGCGTTGCTCAGCTGATTTTTCAGCTGGGCGTGCCTTGCTTGAGTAAGGCACATAGGCTTTGCCGATAGTTTTGGCAAAGAAATCAACAAGAGCTGAACGCTTAATAGTCAATAGTTCCAAAGAGTGAGTGTACTTAGCTTTTAAGTCGTCTAATCTTTGGAGTTGATTTCCCAAAACTTCGAGGCTTTGCATAAAAGCCTTTTCAGTGTTGATTCTAGAGCCATTAGCGTCAGCTAGTTTAGCTAATCGCTGACTGACTTCGTCAAGTTTGCTTTGCAAACTTTTGATACGATAGTCAGTTCTAGCGATAGCTGAACTAAGATCGACTTCAACATTGAATAAATCGTCAAATTCGATCTCTGGTTTGTACTCCACAGCTAATGCAGTCATTACTGCATCTCTCTTGCGTGCTTGTATGTTAGTTAGTTTATCGTTAGTTTTCATAGTTATATTACCTTTCTGAGGATCGAGTATTTGATCTCTCACAGCGATAGCGAATAGCGAAGCGAATCAGGAGCGTTAGCGACAAGCGAGCGGGTGCGAGATCAAACACGCAGAGACTCAAGAAATAAGTGGTAATATTACATGAAAATAGATAAACGAAATGACTACAAGTAGCTAGAGAATGCTAATGACAAATTAGACCTGTGGAGTGATACAAATCAGAGAGAGATTCTCTCAGGCAGCTACAGCGAGGCAAATGAATAGGTGCGAAGCTCATGGGTAGAAAGCGACGACATTTCACCCTTGCCGAGCCAGCTGACTGAGAGTCAATGTTACCCCCCTTGAGGGGGGAGAGGGGGGAGAGAGATAAGCGACTTTGTCCTACACGAAACCAGACAGAGATCTGATAGAACGAATATGATAAATAGCGAGCCTGTCGAGCGGACACGAAGTGTATTTATCATTGAGTGATGAAGATCTATCTGGTGGAGTAGGACATTGGAGCGACATAACAGTAAAGTAATAGATTATTACTATAATTGTCTTGACAAGGGAAAACAGAGTCTATATCTAACAAGAGGTGGGCAACGAGTTATCCAACAACAAGTATGGGCTGACAGCCAAGCAAAAGACGTTAGTAGATACTATCGTAGCTGAGGGTTGCAGCATCAGAGAAGCAGCCACTAAGGCTGGATATTCAACAAAAGACGGAGGCAGAGTAGCTGCTAGTCGTACACTACGAATCCCCAAGGTACAGCAGTACATGATGGATCAAGTGGCACGAACTATAGGACTGGGAGCGGTGACTGCATCACACAAGTTAGTCCATTTGAGCAACAACGCACGCAGTGAGTATGTGCAACTCGAAGCTAGTAAAGATATACTAGACAGAGTAGGACTACGCACCCCAGATAGAGTATCTCACCAGATAGACGGTGAGATTAAAGTGAATATAGATCTCTCCTAACAAACAGGGGGTGGGGGGTTAAAAAACTGTATGTGTACGGAGAGAGAGATGTCAAACAAACAACAGAGTCCAAAAAAGCTCTACAACCAAACACAGATACTAAACTGGACAAGAGAAGAACAGATAAAGCATAAGGTGTGTTATGTCTGCCAACAGTGGGGGACTATTGCCTTAAAAGGAGAACATGGGAACTATTATTTCGTTTGTGCGGACCACTGGAAAGTGGATCCTTCGTATATGGATCAATAAGAATATATTTTTAAGGAAAAAAAGGCTCTCAGAGCCTGATGAACACGAAGTATTCTTAGGATCAGACTCTTATTGAGAGAGATGAAGGGAAAGTACCTCTTTCTTTGTAATAGGTATAAGCCCAGTACCAGCCTTCTTTGTATTCTGTTTGCAAAAATTCTTTAACATCACGATCTGGATCTTCAAAGAAATTAACAAACGCTTTGATTAGTTTATTCATACAGCTGATATAATTAATATCTTATAGAAATCTAGTGCTAAAACCACACAACTGGTATGATGTCAAGCCACATTTAGTGTGCATTGTATATATTTTTTTAAAGAATAAAGTTTTTATTGACGCTAGGTAAGAGCTGATATAAGCTAAACTCGTCTGGTTAAGACATAAAGCGTTAGTGTTGCAACACTATAATAGATTGGAGAAGAAAATGCCTAAAGTAGGAAAAAAAGAATACCCTTACACAGCTAAAGGAATGGCTGCTGCAAAGAAAGATGCGAAGAAGTCAGGTCAGAAAATGACTATGACTAAAAAGAAATATGGCAAGTAAAGGTTTATACGCCAATATTAATGCCAGAAAGAAAAAAGGCATATCCAGATCAAAGAAAGATAGTACGATCAGTCCTTCAGCATATGCTAATATGAAGGCTGGATTCCCTAAGAAGAAGAAGTAATGGTAGCCAAGAAATACCAAAACCCTGAAGGGGGATTAAATGAAGCTGGAAGAAAACATTTTCAACGTACAGAAGGAGCTAATCTTAAAGCACCCGTTAAAAAAGGAAAGAACCCCAGAAGAATATCTTTTGCTGCTAGATTTGCTGGTATGAAAGGACCTATGAAAGATGAAAAAGGTAGACCAACAAGGAAAGCCTTAGCATTAAAAGCATGGGGTTTTGGTAGTGTGGAAGCAGCAAGAAATTTTGCTAGAAATAATAAAAAATCTTGAGCAGTAAAGCAAAGATCAAAGGTACTCGTGTTGAACGAGAAATCGTTAAGTTATTTGAAGCACAAGGATTTTCAGCTCGTAGACAACCTATGTCTGGAGCGATCATGGACTTTCCCCATGATGTTTATGTTAATGATTTATTTGATGGAACAACCATTGAAGTTAAAGCCAGAAAGAATGGTGCTGGATTCAAACAGCTAGATGATTGGAAAGGATCAGCTGATATTTTAATCTTGAAAAAAGATTTTGAAAATCCTAGTGTGTATCTTGATTGGAAATTATTTAAGGAGTTTTTAGATGTCTATAGAGAATACCAACATAGATTCGGAAGTGAATCTGGAAACAAGGAAACAATTTCCTCTAAGTTTTCAAGAGAGAGAACGATTAAGAAAGATCGTAAAAAAAGTTCACCTAAAATACCTTCCCGAAAGTTTTCTGACCAACAAGGAAGCGGACAAATTAATCGAAGCTCTTGGTCCAACGGTAAGAGAAAAATTGCTAAAAGAGTACATAGACAGAGTGAAGTAGATGGTACAGTTCAACTACAAACCAGATGGCAGTACCTTAAAGAGCTTTCTAAAAGCAGATGATTTCTTTCGTGGAATACGAGGACCAGTAGGTTCTGGTAAATCCGTTGCTTGTTGTGTTGAAGTTTTTAAAAGAGCTATCCAACAAGAAAAAGGTAAAGACGGAATAAGAAAATCTCGTTGGGCAGTTATTAGAAATACTAATCCTCAATTAAAAACAACTACTATTAAAACTTGGCTAGATTGGTTTCCTGAAAATACTTTTGGTAATTTTGCATGGTCAGTTCCTTATACTCATAGAATTAAAGTCGCTGATATAGATTTAGAAGTTATCTTCTTAGCTTTAGATAGACCAGAAGATGTTAAAAAACTATTATCTTTAGAACTAACTG